TTTATAAAAACCAATTAGAAATAATTAATAGTGGGCTATTTCTACAGCTAGAAGGAAGTGTGGGTCGTTACTATGTGCAGAACTTTTTAGACACAGGTATATTTAAACCTAGTGGGCAAGAAGGCAGGACAGTAATAGACGGATACGGAAGAGAAATAACTTTACATGATTTCATAATTGATGAAGAACGTATAGATGAATTATGGGATACGAATGAAGAATTTATGAGGGAACTAGAAGAATATGACGAGATTACATAAAATAATTATTGATGCTAGGCTACTAGAAAAAGAACCTGATGCATGTCCGTTTAATATTGAGACTCTAAGAGCACATTATGATCTTAATGCGACTGATGCAGTCTATGTTAAGAACTTTTTAGATAGAGATAAAGAACGTGGATAGACCTATCTTCGGCTACGACTACAACGGACAGAATGTCGAGTGGACTTGGCGAGTACGTGAGGTAGAAAAAATTTATTGGAAGACTTGGAAACCTAAGTTGCATGATGTCAAGATATTAAACCTGACAGATACAACAGAGATTTCTAAAGTACAACAAGAAATCTTTCAGGGTGTTATGGATTCCGAACATCCTAAGAAGGAGAAATTAACCGGAATCTACAAAGTGAGGAAAAAGCATGGCAGTTAAAATAAACAGAAGCAGGATAGGAGATATTGCAGAACACAAGGCGGTATCTTGGTTGTTTGATCAAGGCTACGAGGTGTTTAGGAATGCTAGTAGCGTAGGCTTTGCAGACTTAGTAATAGTTGATAAGACTGGTAAGAAAACTTTGATTGATGTTAAGACTTTAAAACTTGACAGGCGATATGGTTCTTACACAAGCTTTCATTCTAGGACTAAAGCACAAGCTAAGTTAGGTGTACAGATTCTAAAAGTACATCCTTACAATTATGAATGTGAGTTTGTAAAACATAAGGAGGAAAGCTAATGAGTAATTTAAGACAACAAGAACTAGAAGAAAGGTGGTACGAGGAAGGACTTGAGATTGCACAGATCAAAGAGTATTCACCGGCATCATGGGATCTTTTTGCTATGAGTTATGTTGCTAGTATGAAAAACATATACTCATGAGGAAAGCAACACAGAACATACAACATACCTCGAAGACAGGGGTACGTGGTAAAAAGACTTGGCAAGGTCGAAGGAATGTAGGCACTTCTACAATGCCAAAGAGAATTAAACAGACCTACAAAAAATATAGAGGGCAAGGAAAATGACAGTAGATACATCACAAATAACATTAGACGTAATAGAAGCGATTAAAGAAAATAAATCTGTATCCTTTAAATATGGTGGACATGAAACTATTAGAGTAATCAAACCACAAGGATTCTATGGAGACTTCACAGGCTTTGAAGGTACTGATGAAAACACAGAAGAAAAAGAGTTTAGACGTTTTGGACTGGCAAGAGTTAGTGAATGGCTAGGCAGGGAAAATGTATGTATGGTTCACGTTGAACCTATAGCATTTACATTTCATCCTACGTGGTCAGAAGTTAAACACAGACTACAAGAACTGATAGACTTTGAAGACTTAGAGTATGGAGTGGAAATAGTAGATGATGAAAACTACAGAGAAACAGACGGAACACATAATGACTCAGTATGATGTTAAAAAACTTTACAAGGATATACTTGAAAAAGAACAAGTGACATCTTTGCATGTTAATAATGGCATCATTGAGATCAGATATGCAGACGGAACAATGACTCAATTCAAACGCTCCAAGTGGAGAAAGAAATTTAAAAAAATTAAATCGAGGGGTTGACATATTATTTATTATGATATATAATCCTCATCTTATGGAAAAGATAAGTAATACAGAATTTAAATTATCAAGGGAACAATACTTGAAGTTAGGTTCGGACTATAACATTCTTACAGATATGTATGAAATGAAATTAGGACATGAACTTAGATCAAGTGGGAAAGGTTTTATTTTAAAGTTTATAGATGAACATAACTTAGACATGTTCATAGGCGAAATATATAATAAATATTTGAGGGAACACTAACCTCCTATGAGTTATACTGCTAACACATGTAGCCCTCACTATACACCCCAAAAGTTAGTGTGTATGTCAGTACAGACTGATGTTAGTTTGAGGTCTAACGACTCAATTAAAACCTCAACGATTTCTAATAAAGGAGAAATACTATGCCAATAATTGGAACAGTACCTGTAAATTGGGCACAGGTTAAAACACCCAATAAATATGGTGAGTACTCTGTTACTCTTTTAATTGATGATAAGACTGCTGAGAGTTTTACTAGCAGGGGTTTTAGAGTCAGGGATAATGACGGACAGAAGGAACTCATTATCAAAAGAAAAGTAGCAAGGAAAGACGGAACTCCTAATCAAGCTCCTAAACTTCTTGATGCTAATAAAGAACCCTTGGATGTTGCAGTAGGCAATGGCTCTAAAGTAAATGTCCAATACAGGGAATGGGAAACTTCTAATAACTATGGTGACTTCAAAGGTCTTGATCTACAAGCGGTTCAAGTAGTAGACTTAGTAGAGTACACAGGTTCAGACGGAAGTGAATTACAACCAATAGATGATGATCTGGAGTTTTAATTATGAGAGTAACATCAAATAAATTTTTAACTATTGAAGGTAAACTTTTGAGTAGGTGGTTAAGAAGATCAAAGAAACCTCGTCTTCAATATTCAGAAGGTGGGGTAGTAGAAGACCCTAACAAACCTTACATCACAATAGACGGTGTACAGATTTTTGTTGAAGACCTTCCGGAAGAAGGACAAGGAATCTTCGGAAGACTGCAAAGGCTTAATCAAAAGAAGGTGAATATCACACTAGACCTTGAAGAAGTACAAGCAGGTATTAACTTTTTCTCAAATAAAATTGTAGACATAGTTAATAATGACGGACAAGACACAGCAGCAGATGCTGAAGTGGTCGAGGAACTATCTGAGTCTAGCGACTCCGACTAGTGTGCCTAAGAGTCAGCCATTGAGTGCGAGAAGGTTATCTCAAGAAGTGACTATAAACTACTAGACCTTCAAGTGTAGTTAGTCGTGAGCTTATATAAGATTCTGGCAACGATCAGTAATAAGATAAAAAGTACGATAAAATATGATAACACGTAGTACCTAGCTACACACTTTTTTAACAACGTGAGGGAATATATATGGCATTTATAAAACATCAACTACCATGTCCAAAATGTGGAGGGAGCGACCCCGTATCATTGAATGAAGACGGTTCAGCAAAATGTTTTAGCTGTGACACCTACTTCTTAAATTATAATAAAGCTGTATCAGGCGAGGAAGTGACACAGAAAAAAGATAAAGCACCAATCAATCCTAATGGTGGAGATTTTGTTGCATTATCTGATAGACGAATATCAGAGGCAACTGCTCGTAAATATGGAGTAAAATCTATACTCTCTAGCAATGGGGATGTAGTACAACATTTGTATCCATATTTCAACAAACATGAGCTATCTGCTACGAAAATACGCTATGTTCGAGATAAGAATTTTTCTGTTCAAGGCAGTTTTGAAGGCACAGGATTGTTTGGCGAGCAACTTTTTCAGACTGGAGGTAAGTCAATTACTCTAGTTGAAGGTGAATGTGATGCAATGGCTTGCTACGAATTAATGGGTAGTAAGTGGGCAGCAGTCTCAATCAAACGTGGTTCATCTGGTGCAGTCAAAGATGTAAAAGAAAGTTTAGAATTTTTAGAAAGTTTTGAGAATGTTGTGATCTGTTTCGATAGCGACAAGCAAGGACAGGAAGCTGCTAAAAAAGTAGCAATGTTATTCCAACCTAGTAAAGCTAAGATCATGACTCTTCCAAATGGATTTAAAGATGCAAACGATATGCTTCGTCAAAACAAACATAAAGAGTTTGTTGAAGCTTGGTGGTCTGCAAAAGTTTATACTCCTAGTGGTGTTATCAATGTATCCGAATCAAGACAAGATTTCTTTTCACGAGAGAAGAAAGAAAGTATTGCGTATCCTTGGCAAGGTTTAAACGACAAGCTATATGGGTTACGTGCCGGAGAGTTGGTAACACTTACTGGAGGTACAGGACTTGGTAAGTCTTCTGTGACTAGAGAACTAGAACATTGGCTTATCAAAGAAACTACGGATAACGTAGGAGTTATTGCTCTCGAAGAAGATTGGAGAAGAACTGTGGATGGGATCTTATCTATAGAAGCTAACGCTAGATTATATATAGATCAAGAGAGAGAAAACTTTTCCGAAGAAGAGTTGGATAAATTCTTTGACATTCTATATGACGGAGAAAATAAAAATAGAGTATGGATACATGCTCATTTTGGAACGAATAGTATTGATGAAATCTTTAATAAGATTCGCTTCATGATTGTAGCCTGTGATTGTAAGTGGGTCGTTGTAGATCACTTACATATGTTAGTGTCTGCCTTGTCCGAAGGTGATGAACGTAGAGCAATCGACAACATCATGACAAGACTTAGAAGTATAGTTGAAGAGACAGGTGCAGGACTAATTTTAGTATCACACTTGAGAAGAGTTGACGGAAACAAAGGACATGAGAATGGTATTGAGGTATCTCTTTCACACTTGAGAGGTTCACAGAGTATCGCTCAATTGTCTGATTGTGTTATTGCTCTTGAAAGAAATCAACAGTCTGACGATCTTGAAGAATCAAACACAACGAGAGTTCGTGTTTTAAAATCTAGGTATACCGGTGACGTTGGATTAGCCAGTCATTTGCTATATGACAGGGAAACCGGTAGACTTAGAGAAGTTCCTAAAGATCAATTTGAAGATGATGCCAATGAATTACTAGAGTTATAATATGGATTTAGTATTTGATATAGAAACAGATGATCTTAAAGCAACTAAGATACATTGTTTGGTGGCTCAAGATGCAGCTACTGGCACTCTATATAAATATCCACCGGATAAACTAGAAGAAGGTTATGCCCTATTAGAACAAGCAGATAAACTTATTGGTCACAATATTATAGGTTTTGATATACCTATGGTTGAGAAGTTTGGTAATGTAAAACTTTCTCACAAACCAGTTGTAGATACATTGGTTATGTCAAGACTATTCAATCCGGTTCGTGAAGGAGGACATAGTTTAGAGAAGTGGGGTTTTCGTTTAGGCTTTAGGAAGATAGAGTTTGAAGATTACCTTAACTATTCAAAAGAAATGATGGACTATTGTGTTCGTGATGTCCAACTAAATACTGTCCTCTTTCAACACCTTCGCAATGAAGGTAAAGGTTTTAATAAAGAATCTGTTTCATTAGAACAAGCAGTAGCAAAAGTAATTAAAGAGCAAGAACTTAATGGATTTAAGTTTGATTCTAAACATGCTGAAATGTTATTAGCAGAACTAAGACATCTTATGCAAGAAGCAGAGGATGAAGTTCATCGAGTATTTAAACCCAAGATGATTGATCTTAAAGAGGTTCAACCTAGATTAAAAAAAGACGGAACATTATCTAAACAAGGACTAACTCCAGAAGAATTTGAAGAACGCTCCCCTACCAACGATATCACCCCCTTTACCAGAAGAAAACTCCAAGACTTTAACTTAGGCTCACGAAAACAAATAGGAGAATACCTAGTTGAGTTTGGTTGGAAACCTAAGAAGTTTACTCCTACTGGTCAGCCTATTGTAGATGAAACTACATTAGCACGTATTGATGATATACCACAAGCAAAACTTATTGCTGATTATTTATTGTATCAAAAACGAATTGCACAGATTGATTCATGGATAGCTGCTCTTGATAATGATGGTCGTGTACATGGTTTTGTTATTCCGAATGGTACAATCACAGGAAGAATGAGTCATAGGAATCCCAACATGGCTCAAGTGCCTAACATTCATAGCCCTTTCGGTGCAGAGTGTAGAGCATGTTGGACAATAGAAGACGGTTATAAATTAGTAGGTATTGATGCTTCTAGTTTAGAACTAAGAATGCTTGCTCATTATATGCAAGACGAGGAGTTTATAAATGAAATCATTGACGGAGATATACACACCCTTAATCAAAAAGCTGCAGGACTTGAATCTAGAGATCAGGCAAAGACTTTCATCTATGCCCTCATATACGGAGCAGGAGATGCAAAACTTGGAAGAGTGGTTGGTGGAAATCAAAAAGATGGCAAGCGACTTAGAGAACAATTCTTTGATAGTAATCCATCATTTAAATCTCTTAGAGATAAAGTTCAAAGAGCATCAGCAAAGAACTTCCTCAAAGGATTAGACGGAAGAAAACTTTTAATTCGCACACAGCACGCTGCTCTCAACACTTTATTACAAGGTGGAGGAGCTATTGTTATGAAACGTGGATTAGTTATGTTAGACTCAGTAATAAAACTAAATACACTTGATGCGAAGTTTGTAGCTAACATTCATGACGAATGGCAGATGGAAGTTAGAGAAGACCTAGCAGACTTTGTAGGAGAGTTAGCAGTAAACTGTATTATTAAAGCCGGAGAATATTATAACCTTCGCTGTCCAATGGATGGGGAATACAAGATAGGGGAGAACTGGAGTGAAACACATTAATAGTTCAGCTAACTTTAAAAAAGATTTACAACGTGGTCATAGTATTGAAAAATTTGTATTGGATCGAGTCAAAAAAAAATACCCATGTTCCGTATTAATAGATGGTAAGTTTAAACCTTATGATTTATTTGTTCCTGAAAAAAATAAAACAATAGAAATAAAAGGAGATTATAGAAGTTGTGAGACTGGGAATATACTTATAGAGTTGATGATGTTTAGTGTTCCTTCTGCGTTACTCACAACTAAAGCAGATTATTGGGTTATATTTACAGGACAAGAACTATTATGGACTACACCAATAAAGATAGTTGAATGTATAACTATTAATAATATACCTTCACGAACATTAACTGGTCAAGGAGATACATCATCTAAGGTTGCATGTTTAATACCTATAAAAATATTTAAAAAATATTGCTTTAAAATAGAAGATTTAAATGAAACACATTAAGGATAAAAGTGATAATCGCAGAGGAGACTTTGCAGAATTTTATGCAGTCACTTGGTTATGGGATCAAGGATATGAAGTGTTTAAAAATTGTGGTTGTGATGGTCCAATTGATTTGATTGTTGTTAAAGACGGACATATAACCTTGACAGATATTAAAACTAGATCAAACAATGGGTCTAATGGAACGACTACAAGAAGTGAAGAACAAAAAAGTTTAGGCGTACAAATAATAAAATTTAATCCAGATAATAGAAAATGTGCATGGGTTAAACATAAATCATGAGAAAGAAAAAATTAAATACATTAGTAGATGATATCTACAAAAAACTTTCTGTACTTGGCGAGGGTAAATCACTTAACCTATCTGACGAAGTTATAGATAAGTTTGGTGAAGACATGAAAGAAGTCTTACGTCATTGGTCCACACCTACTGAAAGATCAGAAGGAACATTACGTATGTCAAACATTGGTAGACCTAATAGACAATTGTGGTATGACATGAAAGCAGCACCACAAGAAAATATTATTAATCCTAGTACTTTTGTTAAGTTTCTTTATGGTCATATTTTAGAAGAGGTAGTATTATTATTAGTTAGACTAGCCGGACATAAAGTAGAGCATGAACAGAAGAATGTAAAAGTAAAAGGAATAGAAGGACACATGGATTGTGTTATTGATGGAGAAGTAGTAGATGTTAAGAC